CGCCGTCATCGTAACCAATACCACCTGTAGAAGCAGCGCCATTCCAAGCAGTTGCAACGTATAGATTTATAGCTGTGATTAAGCTGTTAGCGGGAATTATGATGGTTGTAGCAGGGTTGCCTGCGGCGATTGTAGCCGCTTGTGTAATGGCTGCACGCTGGTGCAAGACAACTTGCCCAACATTAGCCATGTTGGTACCTACGGCGGTTCCATTTGTATTGCGAATAGTACCTGACCGAATTGGTCCTGAAAATGTAGTCGTACCCATGTGAGTCTCCTGTCTGGGTTAAGTCAAACACACCATGTGTTTGTCAGGGATAATAAAATCATACATTACATTTAAGCAAAAAGAAAGGGGCAACCGAAGCTGCCCCTTGTACCCCAACGCGAACATTGGGGTTGGGAAGGAAAGGAGCTTACGCGCCTTGCGAACCATAGATGCCCAGTGGGTCGGATACGCCGAAGCTGTAACGCTCACGCGCTTTGTAGCGCACGTTGCCAGTATCGAAGTCGCCGTCCATGCCAGTAGCCATTGCAGAACGTACGAAGTGCTTCATACCGTTCGGAATGTCTGTGGTAAGGAACCAAGCGTCAGCGTCTGTTAGGTAGTGGTTTAAACCATAACCACCCGGAACTGCGCCGTTTGAACTGATCGCATTGATGTCGTTATCAGCAGTACCGACCCGCAAAGTTGTTTCCAACAGGCGAGTTGCTACAAACTGCAGAGCTGACGGGATAATGAGCTTCTGAGCGCGAGCTGCGATCAAAAGGCCACGTTCGTCAACATAAGCTGCGATATCAATGATAGCTTGTTCGAGCGAAGTTTCGTTAAGGTCAGCGTCTACCGCAGGACGGTTAGCGTTTGTACCGCCACCCACTGTTGGGTGAGCAGTGCTGAACAGTGTTACACCGTCACCAGAGTTAAACGTGTCAAAGCCCGTGTTGAGCAAGGACGCAGCTTTAACCTGCTGGGTGTAGGCCATGGCGCGAGCCAGAGCTTTTGTGTAACGTGAGGACAATGAGTCATACAGGTTGTCTTCCATCGCTTCTTCAGTGATGGCAAAGCCCATAGCAATCGTCTCGTGGGTGTAGCGAGCTGTGAACGATTCTTGTGCATTGTCATATGCAATAGAAGAACCCTCAGCTTTTGTTGGTGCTGCACCGAAACCAGACAGTTTAACTTCTTCCTCAAAGCTACGCTCTGAGGTTTCTGTCTCATAGATAGCTTCATGTTCGTTTTCGTACTTACCATACTCAAGACCAAATAAGGCGTTGAGGCCGGGAAGTAGTTCTTTTAGCGCCTGTGCGCGAGAAATAGCCATTGATTATCTCCTTACAGACCTGTGCCAGTTAGCATGGCGTGTGATGATGGATTAAACTTAACGATAACGTCCGTAAACGCATCACCAACTGTTGAGTCTACGCTATCGACAAAGCCGATAATCTTCAGACCAAGACCAGCACCAGCAGCGGCACCAGCGATGTTAAGAGAGAATGTAGAATTTCCAGTAGCTACGTTACCTGCGTTAAGCACGATTGGGCAGTTACTAAGCAGTGTAGTTTGCGCAGCGGCTGCTGTGCACTGTACTTGGAAACGTACCGCTGGATCATCGACTACATACGCTTGCGCGTCAGCAGCTACTTGACCGGCAGGCCAGTTTTGGTTCTGTAGGAAACCTTGGTTTGCATCGGTATAAGAACAACCTTGGAACACACCAATAGTACCTACGGGGAATACCGCACCGGCTGAACCGACTGTGGCAATACGTTGGATTACACCGTTAGCGTCAATAAAGACGATATCGCCGTAAAAAATTCCGGTCGCGAGCCCAGAAGTAATCGGGTACATAGTGGTAGAACCTGAGTAGGCTCGACCCCCGATTGCATTCATGGGACGTAAACCATAAGGGGCAGCAGTAGTAGCCATAAGGACCACTCCTTTAATTACGATTTTACTATAACAGCAAAGAGCACGGTGCCCCTTACCAGATGATTACCGCGAACTACGCTCAGGTCTGAGCATAGGCATACGCGGGTCAGATTCACGCATGTAGTTCCTATCGACAGCTGAGGACTGGTTTTGTGCAGACTCTAGCTGGCCATGGACGCGATCTTCTTTGTCTTCGGTCGGGATAGCGCAAAGCAATAACCCACCAACTTCGACATTGTCTTTAAAACGAGAGTCAATGTCTGACATGATGTGCAGCTCAGGATATTCATCTGCCTTTACAGGAACATAGCCATCACGGAACCTCCCAGATACGTTAGTCATGTCTGCATTACCCAATGTAGATGTGCGAATCCACCGGAATGAAAGTCCGTTGCGTGGTTCGGGGGTTGGCAGCATAGACGAGCGTTTCCAAGGTTTACGACGTTCCCCCGCTTCGCGGGTTTCAGTTGTACGCGGTTTACGATCAGCCATTTTGCATATCCTTCAGCTTCTGCGCCGCATATTCCTTAATGGATAATCCGAGGCGCTTGGCGATTGCGGCCTCCGATGAGGAGATGACAACTTTGTTGCGTGATGTGGGAGTATTTCTACCCCCCGGGGCCACCACGGAGCCAGCCTTACGTTGTGGTTGTCGAACCTCAGGTTCCACGTCCGCAAAGCGATCTGGGTAACGAGACCGCATGGCCTCATTTATCTTACTATAGTACACTTCAGAAGTAGAATCAACGCCAGACTCTAATAGTTCTTCGTGTACGAGCATAGCGTAGCGTCTCATGGTGTTGTCGCTCTCGAACCAATCGTTCTCTGCGACCCACTCCTGCGCTCTTTTATCAGGTTTCGCTACTCTAGGTGCTGATTGTTGGGCTGGCAGCGTTGCTTGTTGTGCTATTGCAGCTTTAGCAGGTTTCCAGCGTTCAACGCGGTCTGCTTCGAGTTGGAGCCTAGATAGTGACATCTGCGCTTCAACTACGGCGTCTGAGTCCCCAGCTTCGTACGCTTCTTTATACGCCCGCTTTGCGGATGTAAGTTCAGAAGCTACGCGTGCTTTAGCCTCGTTGACCAACACACCTTCGCCCTCGGAAAGGTTTTTGCGTAAGCGTTCTGCCTCGTTCTTCTGCGCCCCAGCGTACTGGACAGCAGCTTCACGTTCACGTTCGGCTTCTTCTTTACGGCGACGTTCCTCGTGAAACTCAAACTTTAGTTTCTTGATACGTTTCTGTACCGATTCACTGTGTTTTTCAAGTTCCCCGTCGTCAGGGATGTCAGCTTCAACATCTGTGGCCCTGCGCGAGCGACCTTTGTCTTTGTCAGGAGTATCGTCTTCAATCTCCACATCAAAGTCACCGTCGTCAGATACATCTACTTCAATTTCATCAGCTTTGAGTTCTTCGCTCTCGGCGATTGCGGTACTATCGGTCATGCTCTTGTATACCCCCGTGGGTCTTCAACTACAGCTTCTACGGTATCATCGTTGATGATACGAAACTCTTTGTTGTCTACTTTAAAACGCGTACCTGAGTACGAGCGGAAGATGATAAAATCACCTTTTTCACACCATGGTCCATTGGGGAACCGGTCTTTATCTGTATAGGCTTCTGTACCTACACTGATAACATACCCAATAATAGAAGCCGTTTCTTCCATATGTTTTATTGAGTCCGGCATATAAACGCCGCCCTCTGTCTTACCATGTAGTTCTGGGATTGCGATGAGGAGTTTGTATCCTTTAGGCTCTGGCAGTTTTGCCAGTACATTCTCGTCATCTACCTTCAAGTTGGTAGCGGTCATATTAGTCTCCTGCAGTGATTAAAGGCTCACAGCGCCCTTTGCGTGAGATATCCCACGTTATTAGAATGCCTACACGTATGATGTTTAGTCATCAACGTATCTTTTTTCGACCTCTTTTAGGTCATTACGTATGGCCCCGAGGGCATCGTACTTCCCGACAAGTCGCCAATAAGTTTCTTGGTCCTTAGCACCGCCTTCGGCTAAGTGCTCTTGTATGCCTATGCGACTCTCTTCAAGTCGGGTAAAAACAACGTGGAAGATACTATTGGCCATCTATATTTAAGTCCCCTGCAACGTCCATAGCCAAGCGAACGGCTGACTCTTTCTGGTTTGTCTCCAGCTCCGCGACCTTAACTCCGATACGCGCTGCTTCTTTCTCTTCCTCAGAGTCGATACGCGCTTGCTGTAGGCGAGCGTTCTCTTGTTTGGACATAGCGTCAATTTCAATCTTCAGCTTGTCCATTTCGATCTTATGCTTCAACTCAGTCTCTTTAATCATCAACTCACGCTGTTGAATCTGAGTAAGGGGGTCAGCCTGCTGCGCAGCGGCTTGCTCTGCAGATGCTTCGGCTTGGCCTTTCTGGAAGAGCTTATCTGCTGCCTGTGCAACTAGACGCGACACCTGAACTTCCACATCTTCTGGTAGCGGCGCTTCTGGGTCTGGGAGTTCTACACCAAGTTGTTTTTGTATCTCTACACGGTACTGCAGGGCAACGTGCTCTGTAATGTGGGACATCATCGCAGCTTGAATTGCGCTTGCGAATGGTGATTGACCCACGATCTGTTGGATTTTGGGGTCTTGCATTGCGAGCATATGCGTTTGTATGTGCGCTTCGTGGTCCTGATACGCGAACGGCTTGACTGGCTCTTGCTTCAAAATCATCATATTTTCTGTCACTGGATCAGCAGGTTTGATATCCTCTGGCAGTTTGATGATATCCTCGGCGTCCTGAATACCTAGAACTTCAAGCATTTGGCGATGTAGTTTGCCCATATCGTACATTTGTGGTGCTTGCTGGGCCAACTGTAACGCGGCTTGGTACTGCATGATTCGCTGTGCCATTGTTGCTGCATTGGGGTCAGAAACCGGTATTACATCCACACGGCCATCGAAGTCGTCGGTGCGGTTAGCTGGCTCATCCATCTCATAAGCGTACTCTGCGGGCATGTAGTCGTGTACGATTTGTGCCAAGATACGTAGCTCTTGCTTCATCGCAGCGTGGAGACGGGCTTGGATGCCCGACATAACCTGCATAGAGCGTTCCATAAGCGCCAGAGTAGTGCCTACAGGGGCTTGACCGTTGATGTCACCCACTTGGATGTCACCTACTGC